CTCTTCGGCTAGGTCGTCGGGAAGCTCGGGCGGCTCGGGAAGCTCATCCATAATCGTAATCCTATCGCGGCTTGGCGACGGCCCGAAGGATCACGCTGCCGTCCTCCTGTGCTACGGCCTGCACCTTGAGCGAGGTGTTGCGGGGCAGTAGCAGCTCGCCGGGTCCGCCGACGCCTAGGCTCGAGGTGCGAAGCGCATTTGCCCCAGCCGGGATCTTGACCCGGATTGCCGTCTCTCCCGGTCCGGGCCGGTAGTCCAAGTCCAGCGGCAGGTAGGACTTTTCCCTGACCCACTTCCCGGCAAGCCCTTCGGGGTTATCGATGTCGGGCAGCGGTGCGTAAGCGATCACGTCTTCATCGATCTTTGTCTCGTCGATCGCCAGCAGCATGTCGATGTTGGCTATGGCTCGGCGCACCTCCGGAGTCGTTGCCTCCTTGGGTGCCCCTGACTGCAGGTGCATCTCTATGGCCCCGCGCATCTGTCCCATGTAGTCGCGCACCGAGTCGTCCTCTTCGGGTGCCGTGATGAGCAGCTCGTCGCGCTCGTCAAAGTAGGCTCTGGCGTCGTCGCCTTCCAGCGGCTCCGGCAGGCTTTCGTCCCCGTTAGCGAACCGCTCGAGCCATGCGACCCTGTCCTTCAGGCTCTGGCGGACCTGCTCGCGCATCGCTTCGTCTTCGAAGGGTGCCTGATCGACCAGCTCGTCGACCCGCTCGGGCGGTAGCCGCAGTGCCGCGTCCCTTGCCCCGGCCAGCATCCCATCTTCTGTGATTTTCATGGTGCCGTTGGCCTGACCCCGTTCGCTCTGCATCGTCCACAGCTCGCTCGGGACCGGCCCGTAGTCCTTTCGTGCTCCCTGTGCTCGGAAGGCCAGCGCCCCGCCCTGATCGAGCCGGATCGGTCGTCCGCTATTCCATAGGACGTTGTCCTGTGTCAGTCCGATCACATCCCAGTTCGCCAGCAGCGCGTCCGCTACGAAGCCGTCACCGAGTTCTTCATTCGGCTGCGACCACTGTCTGATCTCACCCTTGATAAGCGGGTAGGCCACCGCCAGCTGCTTGCCGTATTCCGGGTGATCATGCTCGACGATCCCGGCGTTGGACACCCGGATACCCAGCTCGCGGTAGATCGAGTTAGCCAGCAGCTCGCTGGCGACCCTGTCGGCGTTGCCCCGGTATGGCTTCAGCAGCCACGAGTTCCCGTCCTTGTCGACGGCGATCCGTGCTCCGTTTGAGCCGCCTGCTGCTTCTACGTCGGTCAGCTCGACGTTGTAGCGCGGGATGCCCTGCACCGGCGCTGGCGGCATCTCGAGCATCGACCGCTTCAGCGGCTCCACGCGCTCAGGCTTGTTCTTCTGGGTCCAGCCGAAGAGGTCGAAGGTGGGGGTAGCCATGCTGGGCCGCTCGCCCCGATAGACAGCAACCGCATCTTTCCCGATCTGCTCTACTCGAGGAATGGCGTTGGATGGGTATGTCACTTCCACAACCTCAGCAGTGTCGTCGGCGTCTAGCAGCCACTCTTGCTCGTCGTCGAGCACTCCGGGCGCGTCCGTGAACTCGTCGATCGGCTCCCATTTATCGGCCACCCGGAAACCCCTACCCTTTGTTGCTATCTGGAATGTGAAGGTGACCGTGTCTCCGGCATCCTCCGGGTAGTCCAATGCAACCCTGCCGTCTGGCAGTATGTTCGCAAGCTCGCTTGACTGTGCGACAGCAAACTGAGCGGCAATCGTCGGGTCTGTCGAGTAGCTTCGGGGTCCAGATGTGCCGCCCTCTGATGTGCCCCGAACGAAGTAGCCGTTGTCTGGCGCTTCGACTACAGGAGAGTTTGCGATTTCCCAAGCGAAGGCTTCTTCCTGCTCGGCGGTGTATTCGCCGTCGGTCCCGCCCCAGTCTCTGATCCATGTGTCGATGAAGTTCGCCAAGTCTTCATCATGGTTAGGCCCCTTTGTCGGGGTCGCCATCGCTGGTAGTTCTCGACCCATGCGCTCGGCGACGCGCTCGGCGGCAGGTGGTTTAGCACGGTATGGCGAGTCGGGGTTGGCGATAGCGTCTCTGACGCGGTCAAGAGCGCCGGTTCGATCGGGGTCACCCAAGCGTGCCAGCACCACATCTAGGCGCTCATATTGGGCCTGCTCGTTGTCGACTATCACTTCCTGTTCTTCCATGAAGCTGACCGTGAGATCTAGTTCCGACAGCTTCTTGACCACGTCCAGCCCGGTGGCGTTTCGGGCCGTGTGAATGGTCACGACCAGCTCGTCGCCCGGTTCGTCTAGCTTCCCCTTGGGGTCAGTTACCGATTCAAGAGTTGCCGGGTCGGGGATCTGGGTAGCACCGGGGCTTCTGATGATGTTCCCTACCGTTGCCGGACCCGTGTAGGTGGAGCCGTCAGCTCGACGAATCTCCCAGCCTGCATACTCTAGGGCGATCCGCTCGCTCTTAGACCAGCCCCGGTAGCGACCTGCTGTCGGCGGGGGCATACTGGCGGCTTGACCCCGGAATAGCGGTCGGTCGAACTTCTCTCCATTTCGTATTTCCCAGCTCAGGGCATCTGCCTGCTCGGGGTTATCCAAGGCCATTTGCGGGTCTGACTGCCAGTCGTCCAGTGCGCTAGCAAGGTTCCGGCGGTGGTCGGGATTGCTGGCGGGGTCGTAGGTCGGCGTCGCCATTTGCTCGAGCCTGTCGAGGGCCGCATCTTTGGCTGGCGGCATGGCCGCTGCCGGTTTCCCGCTCCGGTCGGCTTCAATAGCGTCAAGCACTCTCTTGCGCAGTATTTCCTGCTCGGCGTCTACTGCTTCCGCCGACTCATCCCCGGCGGTCGGCAGCTTTTCGCCCGCTCGAGCCAGAACCACTTCCACGCGGCTGTAGTTCTGCAGCGTGTCCGGCTTGAGTATGTGCTCCCCTTCCCTTGCCCAGATCCAGTTACCTTCCGGATCGTAGGGTCCGACCTCCTGCATGATCTCGGGCAGGTCAAGTCCGTTGGCTCGGTCCGCCACGAAAAGTGTTGCGACCAGCTCTTCACCCGGCTCGAGCGACTCGACCAAGTCTGAGGTCAGGCGATCTGCGGGCCTTATCTCCCCGTCCGGCCCGCGTCGACCCAGCCCTTCGTTGATCGCAAAGTCTATAGCGATATTCACGTTGTCCGACCAGCCCCTAGCGCCTTGGTCCGGGTCGGTAAGGTTCGGCGGCTGCCCCCGGAAGAACGGGCCTTCGGTTTCCGGAGCGGTGTCTATTGCATGCTGCAGAATCCGCATCGCCTCTTCGTTCTGGCGCACGTCATCGGGCCAGTTGCACCACATCTTGATTACTTCCCTTAAGTGCTGATCGAATTCTGGCCCCGGCTCGAAGTCAGCGGTCGGGGTTGCCATCGCGTGGTCAAGTGCTTGGTCCCGCGCTGCGGTGAGTGATGCGTCCGCCACCTCTTCGCCCGAGCCGTCGTAGCGCCTTTCGCCCAGCCGGTATTTCGAGTCCGGGTTCAGGACGGCTTCCTCAAGCCGGACGTCTGCGGATGTCGGGTCGTCTTCACCGCCGGTTTTAATTACGATGTCTATTCGCCGGTAGTTGTTAAGCCGCTCATTGTCTAGGATGTGCTCGGCTTCAGATTCGTATGGATTACTCCAGTAGGGTGAGTCGGCAGGGTCATCGAGCATCCAGTTCAATGCCTGCTCTTCCGCATCGTTCAGGCGTGCCCTGTATTCAGCCTGCAGCGGTGGCTCTGGCGGCGCTTCGATACCTTCGATCGTGAGCTGGTCTGCGGGGGGCTTCAGTTCCTCTTCGACACGCTTCAGCGCATCGAAGCGTGCGTTTTCTTGTAGGCTCCACAGTGCCCGCCCTAGCTCGGTGTCCCTTCCCGGCATGTCGGCGGGCTTTGCCCGGATGTCGTCTGCTTCAAAGTTCACTCCGAACTCTTCGCCCAGCACCCGTTTCATCACTCGCCGTATGGCCGTTGAGCTGACGGCAACTTCCCCAACCTGTCCGCTAGCCATATCTACGAAAGTTTCAGTAGCGAGCTTCCGCTCCGTGGTGATTGCCGCTTCGACGGCAGCAGGATCCCGGTAGCCGACCGTTTCATTCAGCCCTTCCAGCTCTTCCGTTACGTCGATGCCGACCGCCGAGTCAGCGACGTATATCGACGCCACGACAATGTCACCATCTCCGAGCTGTGCCCCGCTCCGCTCGCGCTCACTTGCCTTGCGTCGGGTGCCGTCCTTGGTTCTAAGCTCGTAACCCCCCACATCGGCGAAGCCTATGGCCGTTTCGAGATCGGTAGACCAGCCGCGCAGCCTTCCGCTCTGGTGCGGGGGCGCTGCATCAGCGGGCTGCCCCCTGTAGAACGGTCCCTGCTTCTCTTCGGCGTTCTCTACGGCTAGGGGGATAGCCGATCCCCGCATCGCGTCGGGATCGCGGACCCAGACCAGCAGCTCTTCACCCAGATTGCGCAGGTCTGCTTCGGTCTGCGCTCTGGTCGGGGTCGCCATCTCGACGGCCCGGTCGAGCGCGGCGTCCTGTGCCTGCCGGTGGATCTCGAGCCGGGTCGGACGGGTAGGAGTCGCCATCGACACCGGTCTTCCGGCTCCAGTGGGGAGTCGCCCGGTCCGCCAGCCCCAGCGCGGGCTTGTCTGTCGCAGCTTCTCGGCTGCGTTCGGGTATTTCTCTGCCAGCATCTCGGGCAGGAGGACGTGGACGGCGAAGTCGATCAGCCGGAAGTTTGCGCAGGGCGACAGACCCTTGCCGCCGACCGAGAACCTGCTTACCGGGTCCAGCTCATGCTCGGTCGCGTGGTCGGCGAGTTTGTCCCAATCGACGTCGTAGGGGTCAATGCCGATTGCGTTCAGGGCGCGGCGTGTCAGGTCTTCGACCGGCCCTTCCCCGTCCTTGATTCGGTCCAGCATGCTCGGGGTCGCCATTTCGAGCAGTTGTTCTTCCCGATCGCTCAGCTCCCTGCTGTCGGAGCCGCCGGGGGTCAGGCCGAGCGAAGCCATGATGTCGCGTGCTTCATCGTCCATGTCGAAGTCGGCGTCGCTCACCCCTTGCGCGATGGCGTCGTCGATCGCCTGATCGTCTAGCGCCCACTCAAGATCCTCTTCAGGCTCGACCGGCTTACCCGGCGGGGTGAAGGTCTCGCCGGTCTCGAGCGCCCGGCTGACCTTGGCTTCGACGGTGGTTTCGGTTATCTCGCCGTTGTCTTCCCCGCCTATGGCGAGCACCACTTCGACTCCCCGGTAGCCGTCAACACTCTCGTTGTCGAGAATGACTTCCATTTCGTTCTCGAACTCGTTTTCAAGGGGTCTTAGCGACCCTTCGGCCTGCGGGTCATTGAGTAGCCTGTCCACCATTTGTTCGAGCTTTTCGGGGCCAGCCAAAGCTCTATAGGCGGGATTAGACCATTCATCCCTGATCGTCGATTGCGCCCGCTCGACCCTGCCGGTTTCGTGGTCATCACTTATGTCTTCATGCTTCTGGTTGATATCGATGCCGTATTTGGCTGATTTGGCTTCGTAGAGTGTGATGGTCAGGGCTTCACCGGGTGCCAGCTCGCCGATAGCTTCTGCCACTCCCGAGTAGCGGCGGCTATTGCCATCCGACTCCCTTACAACCGGGCCTTCGAGTGCGAACGCGATCGCGGTCTTGAGGTCTTTGCTCCAGCCCCGGAAGCGTCCGCTTCGGATCGGATCGGGCCTGTCTCCCGGCTGCCCCCGGAAGAAGGGACCGGCACCCGGCGAGCTGACTGCAAGCTCCCGCTGCAGCGCGTCAAGTTCAGGCCCCTCCACCGAGTTTGGCTCGTCCTGCCACTGCATCAGCGCGTTGCCAAGGTCGAAGGCGTGCTCTTCGGCGCTCGGCATGGCGGTAGGCGTAGCCATCTCCACCTTGTCAAGAGCTTCATCCTGCTTTGCCTTGAACGCAATCGTGCCACGCTGGGCCGGGTCGCCGTCAACGGCAGGCGTGAACCTGCCCGACTTCATTCCAACGCGCCTGCCGATACCTTCCGTCTCAGCATTGGCGAGCCGCGCCGGGGATGGGTAAACCTTTTGGCTTCCGTCTGGCCGCTCGATTGACACATTGCCCTTCGTGCCCCTAGTTACCACGGACCCGTCGGCGAGCTGCAGCTGATCGCCCGGTGGCATCGCGCTCATCTTGGTCAGCAGGGCGCGGCGGGGGTCTTGGTAGCGACGCGGGTCGTAGCCACGTGGACCGGAGACCTGCACGGCCTTTGTCCGCCTTGCCCCGCCGGGAACCTTTGGCTTGGGTCGCGCTCTCCGTCGAGACCGGGTTCTTTCGTTTGCTCGCTGCACGTCCAGCAGCTCGGTGCTCCGGACCCTGATTCGCCGCCCCATGCCGTCGGTCACATCGATGGCGAAGCCGCCGTCTGGCCCCGAGCCGGTAGAGGCTATTCGGTCCAGCGTTCCCACCTGCAGGTCGCCGTTGTTCCGCTTTATCCGGATGCGGTCGCCCACCTTGACCGGGCCTGTTACCTTTCGCCCCTTCAGGCTCTTCTTGGTGGCGCTTGCCACCTTTTGAATGTCGTCCGGGTCCGGTATCCGGATCTCGTAGTCCATGATCCCGCCGTTCGCATCCTTGATCGGCACTTCGAGTATTGGCTGGACCCTGCCGTCGTCGAGCATCTGGAAGTCGATCACTCTCCCGTTGTAGTCGCGGTCACCCCGGCCCGTGACTTTCACGACGTCGTTGCGGTCGAATCCGGCGTCGGGGAACTGGATGTCCACCAGCCTTGGGGCGAGCACTCCGCGTCCGATCGGCGCTGTGACCAGCTGGTCGCGCCCCGGTCCCGCCGTTGCTCCTGCCGCAGCCATTTTGTTGCGGACGATCTCGGCTGCCTGCTCTTCCGAGATGCCTTCAGCGTCGGCCAGCCGTCGGGCCAGCTCTGCTATCCGCTCATCGGTTGTTGACATGCCGAAGCTCAGCTTCTCGAGCAGGGCGCGGCGCTCGCGCTCGGGGACGTTGGCCCTGTCGAGCACTTCGACCAGCCCCGTCCGCTGCAGTCGATACATGCCCTTGAGCACGTCGTTGTCTGGGTCTTGCTCGATAAGCCGCATGACGTCAAAGTTGCCTTCGGTTATGAAGGCGTCCGTCATGATCACGTGGGCCAGCTCTTCGGTCAGCGCCTCTTCGGTGGCGAAGCCTTCATGGGATCTGTAGTCGTCCAGAGTGATTGCGCTGGCCGCGTGTATGAGTTCGTGAGTCACAACCCGGCGGGCTTCATAGAGCTGGGCCGCTTCCCCGGTCGTCAGCGTTTCGCCACGTGCCTGCTTTGCGCTCAGGCGCTCCAGCGTGTCTGCCGTGTCCTTTCCGATGACGATTCTGGACTTGCCGGGACCGTCGGGTGCCCTTCGACCGCCCGAGATGTTGGGATCGATTCCCACTTTGCCAACCTCGTCCATCACGCCGCCATTGATCCCGGTGGCTTCGGTCAGCTTTGCCTTGAGTCCATCGACTATCTGGTCGAGGTCTGGTGATACGGATGCTCCGCTGATCCTGCCGGTCAGGTCACCAGCGTCGGCAGCTCTTGTCGGTGTCGACATGTCGTCTAGGTCGGGTGCCGCTATCGTCCGCTGGCCCCCACGCGATGCGATCGGTGGCGCATCTGCCCCCATCAGCCGTCGCAGGATTTCCTGTATTGAGATGCGTGGTGCGAAGCCGCCCCGCTTCGGCATGAAGCGTCCGCCCCAGATCGTTCCCTTCGGGTAGCGGCGGTTCCACTGCAGCTCCATTAGCTCGGTTTCGTCCAGCGGCGGGAGCCAGCGCCACTCGGCTTCGCCTAGGTCATACAGGTCTACGATCGCCTTGGCTCTCTGGATCGCTTCCGCCTTGTCGGGCAGCTCCCCGGCTTCCATGTAGCCCATGCCTATGGCTTCATCTCGCGTCAGCAGGTCGCACCGGCACCCGGTATGGACCGGCGGGTTCAGGTTGTCGAGCACTTCCCAAGGCCACCAACCGACAGCGGCCATCGCTTCGCAGTCCGGGGTGTGCTTCTTTACGTAGGGGCTAAGGATCCAGTAAGCGCCTTCCGACGAGAGTCGCTTGACAAGTCTTCGCTTCACGGCAGCTTCGACTCGAGCTGCTGCCGCGTCATCGTGTTGATCCATGTAGCGCTGCTCGCGCTCTAGGATCACGTCGACGGCGGCTACCGGGTCAGGTTGCAGCAGGGCTTGCGGCAGGTCGCGCTCGAGCCGCTTGCGCATGTTCCGGATGAAGTCTGCTTCTCGCTCCCGCTCTATTGCGGCCTGCTCGCGGATCTCCGCGTCGTCGACTTCGTCTTCGGAGAACTCTGGCCGCACGATGTCGTAGAGCCAGCTTTCGTCGCCGCGTGCGGTTACGAGTGCCGCCAGAAACAGCGTGACCAGCGTTGCGGTCCGCCCAGATTCGGCTCCCGCTGACGCTAGGGGGTTTGCGGGGCTGGCCGCAGGTATGAGTCCGCCCGAGCCAGCCGCCAGAAAGAAGGCTGCGGCTGCGGCATCGTCTCGCTTATTCCCGCTACCGGCTTCGGCTGCCGCGAGTAGGGCTTCTGTGTCGTCCCTAGCCTTCTGCTTGGCTTTTCGGCTCTGTTTGCTTGCGGACGACGCCATCGCTCCATATGGTAATGCCGAATCAGGTCGTGTCCATACTTCCGTCGGGACGATTGTCTACAGTCGGTAGCACCGATGGGACGCCATACGCAACTTATCCGGCTCGGTGTGGACGATTTCGGTGTCTACCTTGTCGGGCCACCGTTTGCGGCTGGCCCTTACGGGACGCCGCTTCTCTTTCGGGGGACGTTTGAGCAGTGTCAGGAGTTCCGGGTGGAGTTCGCAGCCGGTAGGGTCGTCGATCCCGAGTTCCTAGCCAGCGAAGATGTCTGAAGAAGCCCTGAAGACTTGGATCGATGCTCGCGGCCTGATCGAGTGGCTGCACTACGTCCGCCCGACCTTCTCGACGGCGTCCATGAGCGTCAGGGACAGGGCGCTGATTCGGAACTGGACGGAGCGGGGCGGCAAGGCTCAGGTCGCCGTAGTGGACCGCCTGCTTACTCGGCTCGAGCTTCACATTCACCTCCTGCCCGATGAGCTTTGGTGCGATCCACCGCAGCCGAAATCTAAGGTAGGATGAGCGCCACAAGTAAGGAGGGGAGAATGGCTGTGCGACTTGATCACAATGCTCGGGAGGTTCTGCTTCGGTTTGACGGGGGTCGGACCAATACACCCGTCCCGCCAAGCCTTCTGGGTGACAGCTCCCTTTCCGCACTCGCGCCTGCTCTCGGGACTCTGGTCGCGCTTGATCTGGTGATGGAAGTGACCGGCGGATACGCTCTTACCCAGCTGGGCATCGAGCAGCTGGAAGCGCTTCGGTCGTCCGGCTGGCACTAGGTGGTCATTTGTGGCGACAGCCTGTCGGTGCTCGCCGACCTAGAGCCTAACTCGGTGCATGCAGTCGTCACGGACCCGCCCTACTTCATCTCTTTCATGGGTAGGGACTGGGACGGCGAGGACAACGTGGCCGCTACCGCTGAGTTCTGGCGGGCCGTCAGCCGGGTTTTGGTCCCCGGTGGTCATGTTCTCGCCTTTGGTGCCCCGCGCACCTACCATCGGCTAGCAGTAGCCATCGAGGATGCGGGCTTGGAGATCCGCGATTCGCTGCACTGGATGTTTGGGTCTGGATTCCCCAAGTCTCTCAACGTCTCGAAGGCCATCGACCGGGCAGCTGGTGCGGAGCGAGAGGTTGTCGGGACCAAGATCGGCCTGCCGGGTTATCACCTGAGCGGCCACGACTCTCCCACCGGTGCCTTCGGTCATGGCTTGGGAAGCTCCACCGAGGAGACTCGGGCGGCTTCGGCTCAGGTTACGGCTCCCGCCACCGAGGAAGCTCGGGAATGGGAGGGCTGGGGCACGGCGCTGAAGCCTTCCCACGAGCCAGTCGTGGTGGCTCGGAAGCCCTTGGATGGCACCGTTGCCGAGAATGTCGTCTCGCATGGGGCTGGTGCCCTGAACATCGATGGCACTCGGGTATCTCTGGGGTCCGAGTATGACCCGACTAAGGTGCAGCGGCAGTCCAAGGCCGAAGGTGTGGTCGGCTTTGCGGCGGAGGGCTTGATCGGGACCGAGATCCCCACCTACAACCCCGGTGGCCGGTGGCCGTCTAACGCGGTCCTGTCTCATCTGCCGGATTGCGAGCTGGTCGGCACGAAGAAGGTCAGCACCGGCACGGCGGTCCGGCGCAACCTGCCCGATGAAGGGTCCGCCAACGGCACCGTCGAGAACGTCCCGCCGACCCAACGCGACGTGGACTACGGCTACGGGGATCCCGACGGCATGGAGGAGGTCGAGGACTGGCGGTGTGCTTCGGGATGTGCGGTTTCGTCTCTCGACTTCCAGAGCGAAGAGCATGGCGGCGCGGCCCGGTTCTTTCCCGTGTTCCGCTACGTCACCAAGGCCCGGAGCGCCGAGCGCCACGCGGGTGTCGATCGCAATCAACATCCTACGGTCAAGCCCGTCGAGCTTATGCGGTGGCTGGTGCGGCTTGTCACCCCGCCCGGCGGCACGGTGCTCGACCCTTTCCTTGGCTCAGGCTCGACCGGGATCGCCGCCCATCTCGAGGGCTTCGACTTTATCGGTATCGAGATGGAACCGAAGTCGGCTGCTACCGCCGAGGCTCGAATCGCGTTCTGGTCAGATGCGGAGCCGGGGGTCGACACGGCAGACGCGCTCGAGGGCTTGCTTCGCAGGGCTGAGATTACCGACGCTGGTCAGCTCGGGCTTTTCTAAACGAAGCACCGGCCCGTAGGCCGGTGGCTCCGTGTGGGTGTTCCCTGCTTCTACTCTGCGCTGCCCCACATCTTGTTGAGCAGGCCGCTCTTCTTTTCATCCTGCTCTTCCGGCTGGTCCGACCCTTCTGTCGTCCCGGTCGTTGCGAGCGTGCCCTTGGCATCACGCGTGATCAGCCCGTATGTTCCGGGCTGCGTCCGGACGAACTCCTGTCCGTTCTTCGCGGCTACGCTGAGCTGAGCCTGCATAGTCGCGGCAGGAGTTCTGCCCGAGCTTCGGATCATGCCCTTGGCGAGCGCGATCTCCGTGATGTCGGTTGCACGCATCGGGCCTCCTTGTGCTTCAAGGATTACCCTTGCGGCTTCCTTCATCGTGGTGGGTTGTGAGAACGAATCCATTCGTTCTACCTTTTCGCTCGTCGCTTGCATTTCACACCTCCTTTCGGCGACTTGGCAATCAAACATTGCACAAAGCCCGCCGTTTGTCTAGCGCGGGGCTAGAACAGCGAAGGCCCGACGGCGATAGTCTGCTCGTCGGCGTATACGTAGTTGCCGGTGGACTCCCACCGAATGGCCCACGTTCCCGGCGCGTCGAGGAGGAGGTCGACCTGATACACGCCCGTGCTCGGGCGACTCAGGGCGGTGTCGGTTCCGTAGACGAGGGTCGTTGGGGTGCGGTCTTCGGGGGAGAGGCTCTTGAACCGAACGGTCGTTGGGTTGACCTTCGACCCGCTGGCGCGGTCCATGAACGTCAGGCTCAGCCGAACCATGTTGCCGACCGTATGCGGCCCGGTCTGGATCTCGCCTTGGACGACTTTCGGCGGCACCGTCATGAGTCCTCCTTCAGGACTTCAGCGGCTTCATCATAGTCCAAGCCGAGCTGTTTCCGGCGCAGCGCCAGTCGCTTTCGCGCTTCCGGCGAGAGCCGCTTGGCTGCAGCCGTCTCGGGCAGGTCGCCCTTGGTTGCAGCTTCCATAGCCTGCTCGGGTGGCGGTGAGCCGAAGGACGCAGCATCTGCTTCGCCGGTCGGTGCCATTCCGGGCTGCGGCGGGACGAGTCCGGGTTCCGGGCCTGTTACCTGCTGCATCGGTCCCTGCTCCGGTGCCGGTGCGGGCATGGCTGCGGCTTCCTGCTGGGCCTGCAGAGCTGCCATCGCCGGATCTTGGTAGCCCGGTGGGAACACCTTCTCGACGACCTGTCCGGGGTCTTCCATCTCGAGTCCTTCCCCGAGAGCGACGCCCAGCAGGGTCCGGCTCAGCTCCATATTGGTGCCGTTCGGGTCGAAGGTCCGTGCGATCGTGGAGACCGAGTTGACCAGATCGCTCATCATTCGGCGGAGCGGGTTCGGCAGTGAGAAGTCATAGCTCAGGTCGCGCTTGCGCTCTTCATCGGTTGCCGGTTCCGGCTCAGGTGCACCCAGCTCCATCGCGGCTTCCTGCGTTGCCATCGCCTGACCACCGACGGACTCCATGCCGGTTGCTACTGGCGGGGAGTCGGTTGTCCCCTCCTGCTCCATCTCTTCCTGCTTCTTGGCCCACTCTTCGTCGCTGAGAGTCTCGGTAATCGCTCCGGCCTTGACCGCCTCTTCGATTACCCGGTCTATGAACCAGCGGAAGAGCTGCTCGAAGACCTCCTGTCGGGACTCGACGGCTTTCAGGACCGGCAGCTCCATGCTGGTGGCAGTAGCAAGGTTTGCCGAGCCTATGTCGCCTAGGTAGTGCTGCGGGAAGTGCGTGGCCGCGCTGATCTGCGAGCGAATCATCTGCCCGTCCACGTTGGCTCCGGCACTTCCGGAGTCCAGCTTGAAGGATTCGTGCTCGACCTGCTCGTTTTCGGTGATCACCGATCCCGACCTAGGCCCGATCAGGTAGTCTTCTCCGGCGGTATCGACCGAGCGTCCCAGCTCTCCACGCTTCGAAAGGATCTGGGTAGCCAGCTTGCGGACCTGATTCGGCGTGCCCTTGACCTTCCGCTTCATCACGAAGGCGGCGGCTGCCTTGGCCGCGTCCACTCTGGCTTCCATCAGCGAGTTGAAGGCATTGGCCCAGCGCAGCACCCTGTGCATCGTGGGGTGTCCGAATGCCATCTCGCCCGTGCGGTTGATCGCCACGTGGTAGACACGGCCCTTACCCATCTTGGCTGTCGGTGCCTTCTGGCCCCGGTTTGGCTCGTTTCGCCAGTGCTGGTAGTAGAGAATCCGCTCGCCACGCTTGCGGTCGAGGTCTGAGTCGTAGGCCGGGACGTCGTTTACGTAGTCCCACTTGATGTGGCGTCGACGGCTGACGTAGTAGATCACTTTCCTGCGGTTATCTTCGTCTCGCACGACGTTCTCGACGGTGTCGTGGTCGAGCATCCCGAGCTTGACCTTGCCGTCGGCTCCGGTAAACATGAGCATGAAGAGGTTGCTCTGCAGCGACAGGTCTGTCCCGAGTGCCATCTGTGCCGGGTAGCTGGTCAGAATCAGCTGGTTGTCTTCATCGTTCCACGCTTCATCGATGATCTCCTGCACCTTCGGATCTCGGGCCTGCGGTGCTGGCACGCCCCGCCCTAGGACGAAGTCGTTCATCAGGTCGACCGCAGCACCCAGCTGGGGATCCTGCTGCCACGCTACCCGTGCCTGCTGGACGAGCTTCCGCCGCTGGACGGCCTGCATGTCCTGCTCGCTGCCCCCAAGGTAGTCCAGCGACTGCCACGCCAGCAGGTCCAGCTCCTTGCGGAGTGTCCGGCGTTCGATGGCTTCGGCTTCCAGCAGCTCGAGCCGGTTGTCTTCGACCACCTGAGCGCCCGAGCGCCGTGCTGCGGCTTCAGCTATCCGCCGAAGGACGCCACCTTCGGTGCTTTCGGCACCAAGTTCTGTGGGATCGTCAGGCAATGTCTTCCCCGATCGTGGCCGCGTCGCGCAGGATCGCGCTTGCTTCCCTGTAGGCGGAGCAGGCTCGGGTGCTGTTCGGGATCTTTTCCGTCCGGGCTTCCATCCGGTCCAGAATGTCGGCCCCCACGTTCAGCAGGACGGTTCTCGGCTGCAGGTCGCCGTTCTCGGTCCGCTCCTGCTCTCTTCCCTCTTCCAGCCCACGCTCGTAGTTCCGGCGGACCAAGTCCCTGATGCTACGGGTCAGATCACGGTCTTCGATGCCCAGCTCTCTGGCTATCCGACGGGCGTCGGCTGCCACTCGGCGGTTGTTAGTCGTCATCTCGTTCCTTCCGCTCTACGACGTTGTAGCCGAGCAGGTCGGCATCGCCCATTTCGATTTCCTGCCCGTTCTTGACGTTCTCCGCAAGCAGCGTGTCCGAGCTGGTTCGCTCGATCACCCAGAGAAGGGTATGTCCGTCGGTCAGGTAGGTTCCCGGTAGGTGTCTCGGTGTTTCGGGCAACCGTCACTTTGGCCGATCCCCGCTAGGCGCGGTAGCTGTTATCTCATCGTGTAGCTGTCGCGCCTTCCGTTCCGCTATGGCTCTCTTCTCTCGACGCCATACCGGGCAGTCCATGTATTTTCCGGCGCAGAACGCATTCAGGCTGCTGGCGTTCTCGACGGCGGTGAGCGTCTCCCTAGTTATCCGGCATCGGCAGCCTGCGCCTTGGATCGTCTCGGTCACGAGGTCGCCTGCCGGACACTTGATTCTGCTGCTGGTGAGCTTCACTCGGGAAAGCATAACTGGTGTTCCGGCGCGATGCCCGACGCGATGCCTTGTGTGCTAGTCTCGGGAGACCGGGAGCTGGTGCTCCCCCTTTCGTCGCCAAGGCGCGGTCCCGCAAGGGCCGCGCTTTGTGCTTCTGCTACCAAAGTTCGCAATCCGAACATTCTTTCGGAGTCTCTGCTATGATTGGTAGCGCAATCTGGTAACGACGAAGGAGGTTGCTCATGAACGGTATGACGGAATCCACAACACGGAGCATCCGGTGAGTCGGCTCGGCGTAGTCGACTCGGCGATGGTGTTCCTTATCGGCGTGTCGGTCCTGCTTCTGGCGCTTGCATTCATGGCTTGGATCGCGGACCGCATCGGTGATGCATTCGAGCGGAAGCCTTACCCAAGGCGTCTGTCTGCACGCATCCCCGCACGCGAGATGGAGCTGGTAGGCGATGACTACCGGGACTGTGTCGCAGGCTACTTCGCTCGGTCTGAGCGGAAGGCGGAGATCATCAACCATGTGACGGGAGCTAACGATGACCGTAAATGACGCTATGCGAGCGCTGGAGGAGGCACGGTCTTCTCTGCGCGATGCCAAGCACTCCATGACCCACCTGCAGGAGATCGGGGAAGTCTCCGATGAGCTGCGGCAGGCCACCAGCCGTCTGATGGACGGGGTGACCAATGTGGAGTCGGAGCTGGCGCGACACGTTTCCGAAGACTGATGCTCGGGGATCTGGAGGCAGCCGTGCTCGACGCCCTGATCGGGGCCGAAGTCGAGCAGGCCGTTCCCGAAGTGGCCCAGCAGACCGGCCTGACCGAAGCCGATGCGCTGGCCGTGATCGAAGGGCTGGCCGAGCGGGGCCGAGCAAGGCTGATGGTCGCCCCGACCGGGGAAGAGCGGTGGTCCCTGTGCTGAAACGCATCCATGTGAACCAGCACGTGATCCGCCGGAACGCAAAAACCGGCTCTCAAGAACCGCCCCTAACCGTGAAGACGTACCGGGACAACACGCTTTGCCACTCGGTCGACATCCTTGGTCCGTCTAGGGTCGTCTACTCCCCTGAAAAACCGCTCTCATGCGGAGCGAAGGTCTGGATCGAAACCAACGCTGAAATTGTAACCGAGTAATGATTCCCCATTCTGGCGTGGGGTATGCTACAATGCGTAGCACAACCATTCACCCGACCAAGGAGGTCTGAAAATGAGCGCAATCAAAAACCAAACCGCTGGCGTATGTGTGGAGTGTGGCAAGGAGACGGACATCGACTCTCCGATCGTCTGCTTCGGCTGTGTCTCCGCTGCGGAGGCCAAGGCTCAGGGCATCGAGGTGCCCGAGTTCGATTCCTGCTGTGTCTCCCCTGTCGCTTCCGACCCGGTCCCCTTCTGATGAGTCCGGAGTGGTGGGTCGAGGCCGTGTTCTCTCTCGAGGAGCGGCTCGGGGACGATTGGGATCAGGGCATGTCTGATCAGGAGCGCGAGGCTGCGATCGTGGACGAGGCGATCTGTGCCGGGTCCATCCCCGGCTGGCAGGTGATCGTATGAGTGCCCGTCGTGGGCGCGGTCCTGCCGCTGCCAAGGTCGAGGAGCCAGACGCGCTGTATCGCGTGTTCCGGATCTCGGACGGGCTGCCTGCCTACCTGCCTGCGGGTCGGGGGATGCCGCTCGAGGAGGCCGAGCGCCTGTCAGGGCAGCTGGCCGTCCCTACCGAGGTGCGGGAGGTCTGGCGTCGGCCCGAGTCCTGACCCGTGCGCGAGCTTGAGCTTTACCCGCGTGCCCGGTTCTCGGCCTACTACCCGGAGGGCGTCCCCGGCATCCTGATGTGCGCGGAGTGCGCGATCGGGCGGTTCGGTGTCAGGTCTGTGTGGCGTGCCCTGCATGCGATCAAGGCCGACCCGGTGCTCGAGTCTCGGGCGCTCGGGTTCATCCTGCGGGAGGTTCCGGGCGCTGCCTGCACCGAGTGCTCGGAGCCGTTCTGGGACCAGCTTCCCCCTTCCCCCGAGTTGCTCGACACAGAAGATTCCTAGCCGCCTGTCAGGTTTCCCGGTCGGGTGCCGACCCTACCCTGACCCGGAGGGTGACTTGTAATCGCTCGGCGGGTATGCTATGATGTGTAGCGTTGTTAACCGACCAAGGAGGCATCATGTCAGCATCTGTTGGGGGCGCGACCCCCGTTTCCGTCCCGGCCTGTGTCATCGATCGTCCCGAGGGCGTCGAGGTCAACCTGTCGGGTCTTGTCATCGCTCACCCCCGTTTCGTGTTCGCCATGAAGGAGGCCGGTGCCGAGGAGTATGCGGTGCAGGATCGAGGCGCGTCGTTGTCGGAGGTCTGGCAGCGTCTCTACCGGCTGTCGTTGTCGGAGGTCATCTCCCCGGCGGTCCGCGACTACTCGGTGCTCGCCCTTGCCCGGACCGACGTCTCGGACGTGCTCATCCGGTTCGAGGATGGCACGCTACTCAACGTCGTCCGCGAGGCCGTCGAGTATTCGCCCCGCAGCAGGAGGTCAGCATGACTCCGGCGGGTGTCCCGGTCCCTGTCGAGGACGCGCTGTATCGGTGGCACGCCGACCGGTCCTACTCGTCGCACGACGACAACCGGATCACGGTCCTTGAGGCGTCTCGCCTTGGCGAGGTCTGGTCTGTCCGGTATCGGCTGGACCGCCGGAGCCGTCGGGAGGTCAGCACTGCGACCTTTGTGACCACTCCCCTGCGCACCACCTACGGGGTTGCGACCGTCGAGGTCAGCGCGGGTGCGGCTCGGGTCGTCGCTGGGAGGTCGTTGTGAGGTCTGCCCCGAATCTTTTCGTGCGGTCTGTCAGGTCTGCGGGTCCGGGCGCGACCCTGTCTGTAACGTCAACCGACCAAGGAGGTCAAGCATGAACGCATCTCAGGAGGGGCCAGCTCGTCTGGTCGTGGTGGTGCCGCCCAGCGTGGCTGGCGGGTCAGAGGACCATCTGCGCTGGTTCGCCGGTCTGAAGGAGGCTCGGGCGCACGCGCTCGAGTACTTCCTTGCTGGCGACTCTGTCGAGACGTCGGTGGTGGTGGCCGTCGATGAGCAGGCTGCCGAGGGCGTGCCCGGCTGGGCGTCCGAGGATCTGGAGTGGAACCGGGCCGGTGTCCGTGACTGGCTGAAGCTGGAGCTGGAGCTGGGAACGTGAGCGCCGGGTTCCGGGGCCGTCTCGCAGGCCGTGACGCTTCCGGCGGGGTGGTGCGGCTTGGCGATCGTGATTCGATGGGTCATGTCGTCGGCTTCATCCAGTCGGACGGGTCGTGCTGGGAGTCGGTGCTCGAGCACGACACATCCACCGCTGCGGGGCGCTATGCGGACGCTGTGCAGGAGTTTCGGCGTGGCCTGACCCCTGACCCCCCGGACGTCCGTGCCATCGCTCAGGCGGCTTGTATCGATCCGGCGAATGTCGACGCCGCTGTGCAGGAGGCCGAGGAGTCGTTGGCCTTCTACGACCGGCTTCGGGACATGTCGCGTCCGGGTGTCGCTCGGTTCATGCTCCACTGCCTGCAGGAGGACCGGACCTTCGATTCGTGGACCGAGTTTCTGGACGCGCTCGGGGAGTGGCTCGAGGAGGGTCGGGGCTAGCGGTCCCCGGCCTGCCGGTTGAGGTGCCACTCGAAGATCTCGATCCCGGCGATGTAGGTGGCGGCGATGGCGAGGCCGAGCAGCGTGTCGGTCACTCGCCCTTGCCGCGCTTCTCCGCCCGGTCGAGCTGGTCGCTCCGGCGTCGGGCCTTGGCAGCGATCGCCTGTGCCGCCTGCCGGGTCTTGGGGACCGGCTCACCCCACGCGGTCGCCATGAGTGCTAGGCGCGTCGGCTTGCCGTCGTCTCCGACCATCGGCCCCTTGGGGTTGGAGTAGAAGCGCGTCGCCCAGCTAATCCAGCGGCGCTTGTCTCGGGTGCTGGCCTTCGAGTAGCTCTTGACCCCCGGCTTGATGTTCTGCCCCTGTGCCTTCAGCGATCGTCTGCCCGCAGCGTTCAGCCCGCCCTTCGGGTTCTTGCCGCGCTTGGTCGTCCATGCCTGCCCTTCCAGCAGCTCGTCGAGGGCTGTCTCCGGCTCAGGCGGCTTCGGCTCGAGGTCGACGATCCCGTATTGCCGCAGGGTGTCGATCGCCTTGTCGCTTGTCTCCCGGTCTGGTCGTTTGTCCACGTCTGTATCGTAGCGCGGCTTGACCCTGCCCGCCCGTTCTGTTACGCTGCTCGTCGCAATCACGACCTATCTAGGAGGCTTCCCATGACCCTTTCCGACCCCAGCGGGGCCGTCGCCCTGCCCGAGATCACCGTCCCTGTCGATGCCCGCCAGCGGCGCGATCGTGAGCGGCGCTCCCTTGGCCTTTCGTGGTCCGAGTGGATCCTTTTCAAGGCGTGCGAGTGGACCCGTCTCTACGGCGTGCCCCCGTCTGCGATGGATTGGAACGTGCCGATGGCCCGTCGTTCGGCGACCCCCGAGCGTGCGGCGCTGCTGGCCGAGCGTTACTCGGAGCACGTCTGGCCGTCGACTTCGACTACGGCTTCGAAGTTCGGGTCTTGGAACGCCATGATCGAAGCGGCAGGTCTGCCCGCCATCCCCGGTGGCCGTCGCCGGACCCGTGCTCGGGACCAGTGGCCCAAGGCTCAGGCTCGGCGTGAGCGGATCGAGGCGCTGCTGCTGGAGGGTCGCTCTCGGCAGGAGGTGGCCGACGCGCTCGGGATCTCCCGCGCTTCCCTTGCAGGGGACATCGTCCGGATGCGGCGGCTGGGCTTCGACGTCCCCGACTCGAACCGGTCTGGCGTGACCGTTGTCAGGCCGCACATCGAACCGCCCGAGGTGGTCGGGCCTTCCCCTGCCGTGCTGCAGCAGATCGCCGCGCTGTGGCGGCTGGGTGCTCCGGTTCAGGAGATCGCTGACACCTTCACCGGCGGTCACCCCGGCGTGCTGCTCTCCCACGTCGAGCGGTGCCGTGCCGCCAACCCTTCCCTGCCCGTCAGGGATCTCGAGCGCAGCGAGGCCGAGCGGCAGCTGTCGCCGGAGCGCGAGGCCCGCTTGCAGGAGGTCGCCGAGCTGTGGCGCTCGGGGCTTCGGTCGGAGGTCATCGCCGATCGCCTTGCCGTTGCCCGCTCGACCGTCTGGGCCGACGTAGCGCTTCTCCGCGATCGTGGAGTCGCCCTGCCGGAGCGCCCGCCCGGACGTCCCCGGCTGGATGGTCCGTCTGCCCCGGTGCTGCAGCGTCGTGCCCGCGTTCGGACTATGGATCACGCGGGGCTGAACACCGCAGCGATCGCCGAGCGGCTGGGCGTGACCCCAGCGACCGTGCGGGCCGACCTGCGAGCGATTCGGGACGCTTCGCCGAGCCGCTACGGGGGCGCTTGACTTCTGTCGGTCGGGATGCTATGCTGTGCGCAGCAACCGACCAAGGAGGTATCAGATGATCGTAGGCACCGTAGGAACCACCGCGACGCTTCACGTCCTGCGCCCCGCCAAGAGGCGACACGTCAACGAGAACGTCGAGGGCAAGCTCGAGCCGAGCTGCCGGTCCCGTTCGTCGCACTTCGGCTTCGCCGTCGACCCCCAGAGCGCGTTCGCCGCTGACGCCAAGAGGTGTCGTCGCTGCTTCGGCGAGGTGGCCCAGTGATCTCGCTGGTCGAGGTCGCCGAGTTCGGGGGCCGTCGGGAGGAGATCCGCGACGTGTCCGAGGCCAGCGATCGTGACCGCCTGCAGGAGGCGTTCCGCGTCTGGCGGAAGCTCACCGGCGGTCGTGCTCGAGGGAACTTCGGGTGCTGCGGCTCCTGCGCATCGGCGGAGCTTGCCGGGATGGACGAGGGCGATCGCAGCTTCGTGTTCTGGCACCGTCAGGACGACGAGGCGTTCGCCCCGGACCCTTGGCACGGCACCCACACCGACACCCTGCACTCGTCGCTGTGGATCAAGCACAGCGCGTCTGCCGAGGAGCTGGAGCTGCTCGTCGAGCTGGCCGAGGCCGTCGGGCTTCAGGCCAGCTGGGACGGCAGCGAGTCCCGCTGTGTCGAGGTGTCGCGGCAGGACTAGGGCGGGAGCGATCGCGGCGCTCGGGGATCTCGGGCGTCGCGGTCGGGCCGCTTGCTTCTCTCCGGCATCTATGCTACGCTACCGTTGTTAGCAGGAACCGACCAAGGAGGATCGCATGGCATTTCGAGACGAGATCACAGTCAGCGGGACGATCCCGGCAGGCACCTACTTCGTGGGTGATCCCGGTTACGCCTTCGACGACCACGGCGTGTGGATGGAGCTGCTCAAGTCGGCGGACTTCGAGAGCCGCGACCTGCTCGAGGCGTCGGCGCGTGGCCGCAGCTTCGTCGCTTCCGGCACTGCCTACGGCGACGGCGAGTACGAGGATCGCGAGGGCAGGCGCTACCCGGTCGACGCAGGTCTGATCGGCGTGGTCCCGGCTCGGGGCAAGACCCCTTGGGGCATGCACCGCATCGAGTTCCCCGACGAGTTCACCGTCAGCTACGAGGACGGCACGATCTACATCGGGACGATCGCGATCGAGACGGACCCGCGCTTCGAGTGCGACGGGTTGCGCTGCAACACGGAGGTCGAGGAGTGGGAGGACTACTGCCCCGACTGTGCCGCCGAGTTCGAGGAGCAGGAGCTGGGCGAGCAGGACGACGACCAGTAGCGATCGTGGAGGGTCCGGGCTTCGGCTCGGGCCTTCCCGGTCGCTTGACTTTTGTCGGCGGCGATGCTATGCTGTCGTCACCATTACCGACCAAGGAGGTATCGCATGAACACGCTTTTCGGCTTCACCCCAGAGGACATCGCGGCGGTCGCCTTCGGCGCAGGCGTCCCGTTCGCCGTCACCGAGATCCGGCTCGTCAGGGGCGAGATCCGGACCCTTCGGATCGAGGCCCAGCGCGAGTCGCTCGAGGGCGCTTCGGTGCCCGTCGATATCACGATCGCGGCTGGTGCGGATCGGGCGAAGGTGCTCGGCTCCAATCCATCGTCCGAGACATTCATCCTGACGGCGCTCCCGTCGATCGTGGGGACCGGGGATGTCTGCCCGTATCCCATTTCGGACGAGGGCGCTGCTGTCTGGCTCTCGGCGGCGCTGGTCACCAATGCCCTGTCAACCAAGCTTGCCTGCACCGAGACCGGTGTGGGTGCCCCGCGCTCGTAGGGTCGGTTCTCAGCGATCGCGGGAGGGACGGGGGTCCGGAGAGCCAGCCGGATTCCCGTCCATTCATTTCACCACAACCAGAGGAGGCAGCATGACGACGATGGGTTGGCCCGGTTCTCGGGAGGAGGAGTATTTGCAGGCGCTCAGCGAGCCTGTGCAGGTGGACGGCTTCGATTCGATCGAGGCGTGGGCCGCTTCGCAGCAGCTCACCCTGTCGGAGGCGCTCGAGGAGGGCGTGCGGCAGGACGACGACGGGACGATCTGGGTGCCCGTCAACCTGAGCAGGTGGCTGGCGTGACGGGCCTGCTCGATTGGCACGACGAGTCGAGTCGGGGTAACCTGCTGGTCCTGTTCAAGGACGGCAGCACGCTCGAGATCGAAGCGATCGTGGGCGGTGGGATGTTCGTCGGCGACGATCCCGACAGCGGCTCGGGCTACGAGGTGCACGCGACGGCGGCGGACGGATCTCCGCTCACCCTTCAGCAGTCAGCGATCGCGGCGGTGCTCGAGCTTGAGCGGCTTCGGCAGGTCGAGTTCGGCAACCCCTTTGTCGCGTCCCCGGCTGGTCACCCGCGTGGTCGAGCGGTTCCTGCTTGACTTCTGCCGGTGCCTATGCTACATTACTTAGCGTTAGGAACCGACCAAGGAGGTATCAAGTGAGCACAACCACATTCCACGATCGCGTCGTCGACGGAGAGGCTCGGGCCGAGGGATTCGTCCCGGTCATCGTCGAGCGGCTCGGCAACATGTTCGGTGGCCGGGCGCTGGCGATCAACGTCAGGGGCAGCAGCATCGACATTCGCTACGGCGTCGAGCAGGTCAGCGGCACAACCCCGCAGACCGAGCGTTGGGTCGGCGTCCGGGTCACCGCCAACTTCCCTTCCTACTCGAAGGGCATGAGCTACATGGAGCTGTCCCCGGAGCTGATGACTCGCACCGGCAGGAGTCCCCGGCACAGCGGGTTCTGGTCACCCGACATCAACCTGAGCGCAGGTCGCTCAGACCGGATGGCCGACGGCGCGGAGGTCACCTGCAGCTCGGGGCCGCTGCTCAACGGCGGCGAGGGGCCGGGCCGAGCGGCGATGTTCACTGGCTGCCTGTCGATCGCCAACGGGCTGATCGAGGACGCCGAGGAGCTGGGCCTGTAGCTCAGCGCCACATCCGGTAGCGATCGCGGCTCGGAAGTTCTCGGGCCGCTTTCGCGTTGGCCGCAGCCCGCAAAGCGAGAATGGGACACAAGCATAGCTTTTTCACGCTGGGAAGTCAAGCGATCGCGGGGAGAATCTTTTGTGGTCGGTGCCCTTGACTTCTGCCGGTGGGGATGCTATCGTGCTTTCAGTAGGAACCGACCAAGGAGGTAGCAAGTGAAGATCAACCCCGTCATTTACAAGGTGCTCGAGGCGAAGCTCAACGGTCGTCTGGGCGTCTCGGAGTACATCGAGGACGCCGAGCAGGTGCTCATCTACGAGTGCGAGGGCGGACACATCTGGCGCAGGTTCAGTCGCGGACACGGCGACGATCGCGTCGAGTACGACGTCTCGGTCCAGATGGTCACCCAGAACTTCGGGCGGATCACCGTGTATCGGTATGCTGGCTACGATATCGAGCAGACGATCATCCCCGCCATCGAGTTCGGGGCGCTGTCCGTCACCGCAGCGTCTCCGGCGCTCCCGGTGCTCGAGGTGCCGGAGGCGTCGCTCACCGACATCGCAGAGATCCGGCTGTGGAACTCGGCCTTCGAGTTCGCGGTCGAGATGAGCGAGGTGCTCGTCAAGGTCGCCAACGGCACCTACGAGCCGGAGTCGCTGGTTCGGGCAGCCGAGTGGCTCGAGGGGCAGGTGGCCGCATGAAGGGCTTGAGGGGCCGTCGCACAATCGTCCTGATGGACCTGACCGCCGAGGAGGTAGCGTCCCTGCGGAAGCTGTCCCAGCAGGAGGAGTCCCGGCTCGACCTTCGGCAGGCGTCTGGGGAGCTGCCCGAGACCGGCAAGGTTCGCGCCAAGGTCGTCGCAAAGCTCCTGCGGGTGACCGAGTAGCGATCGCGGGTGGCCCTGCCTTCGGGCGGGGTCACTTGCTTTTCGCCGGGGGCTATGCTACATTACCCAGCAGTAACCGACCAAGGAGGTATCGCTTGACTGACACACTTCACATCCCACTCTCGGCGGCAGTCGCACTTGCCGAGGCCAACGGCTGGGCCTTCACGCCCGGTGAGGACGCGGCTCCGCCCACTCTGTCCTGCGGCGGGTCCGCCTTCCAGATCGACATGGAGCGCCCCGGCGAGACCAAGGTCGCGGTCGCCAGCATCGTCGGTGCCCTGCTCGATCGTCCGGTCGAGTCGATCGCGGTGCGGCTCGGGCCGCTCGGAAGGTCGTGGTCGTAATGGCCAGCTTCGATCCCACCACCCGGCTGGCGACGTCGCTGCTTTCGCACCGGCTCGGCACGCACCTTGTCGCCGACGAGCGGGTCACCAAGAGCGCCGAGGCCACTGCCGAGACCGTGCTCTACGAGATGCTGACCGGCTGCCTTCAGGTGTCGATCGTGACTCAGGCCGATGGGTCGCTGTTCGCTCCCGCCGCTGGGCCTTACCCCGCAACGATCGCGGAGGTCCGGGTCGTCGAGAATCAGTCTGGCGGCTTGACCACGCTCGAGGACATCGCGGAGGTCGGGTGTCCCCGGATCTCGATCGTCTGGGCGACGTCCAACCCGATGGACCGGCAGGGCTGGCCGCAGTTTGACCTTCAGGTCAGCTCGGGCACGGTGCCGCCGCAGCACGCCGAGGGCTTCGTCGTCGCGCTCGAGGTTGCCAACGCACTCGTCAGCTCGCTGAGGGTGTCCGCATGATCACGCAGGAGGCGATTGATCAGGCCGAGCGCTTCGGCACTCGGGAGGAGCTTCGGATGCTCGTCGATGTCGACTTCGCGGTCGAGGCTAGCGGGGTTCCCGCCGAGGTTCTCAGCAGCTCGAGTGGTCCCGGCTACGCGCAGCTCCGGCTCGGCGTCGTCCGCCTGTCGGGGAGGCCCGTCCGCTGGTTCGGGGTGATCTACCGGGTCACGCTGGGCTACGACGGCAGCTTCCTGTTTGCCGAGATCGGCGGGGCTTCGATGATCGGCGACGGCAGGACGGTGTCGGGCTACCTGTCGCTCCCGCAGATTCGGATCTCGACGGATCTCGAGGGCCGCGTCGCGGACGAGCTGTCGCTCGACGGCGTGGTGCAGCAGGAGGCTGGCCCGGCGTTGGCCTTCCAGACGGCGCTCGGCTTCCAGCTGCTTCAGCGACTTTCCTAAGTCTGGTCGGTTCCAGCGATCGTGGGTCCGGGCCTAGCGGCTCGGGCCTTCGGTCGTTTTGGATCGTGCGAGATTCTTTCCGGTAGGGACTTGCTTTTTCTGGACGGTTAAGCTACTATCTGTAGGTCAATCCGACCAAGGCGCAACCGGGGGAACCAGACCGGAGAGCACCCCCTACCCTGTAGGCCGCGCAGCGAGACCGGGACACAACCATACCTTTTTCTCGGCAGGAAGTCAAGCGATCGTGGCAGGAAATATCTTTGCCCTACGGCTTGACTTTTGCCGGACGCGATGCTACATTACCCGTGTTAGTTGGAACCGACCGAGGAGGTATTACATGGCTAGTGAACTTTCACCGCTCGAGCGCCGCGTCATGCAGCAGATCGCTGTGTGGGAGAACGAGGGCGTCTACCCCGAGCGCGTCTGGCTCGACGAGGTCATCAACGTCGAGGGCGTGGACGCCGCTGTGCAGGCGCTCGTCGATCGCGGCGTGCTGGTCGAGACGGACGTATTCGTCACGACACCGGCAGTCGCCGAGCACGGCAGCATCGAGGCCGCTCGGCAGGCGGTCGGCCAGTGACCCCGGCTCAGCGTCGGATCATGGACGCGGTCGAGGCAGCTCCGGCGGGTGTCGGGGTCTGCTTCGACGGCAGGTCGTCGGCAGCGATCGACGCGCTTTACCGGCTCGGGCTGGTCGAGCGGGACATCGATCACGTCCAGTCGCTTCGGGCCGGTGGCAGCTTCCACCGCGCCACCCGGATTCGCGTCTGGCTCGCGGGTGGCCCCTACCCCGAGGGCGGGGACGTCTGGCCGAACGGTATCCCTTGGTGGCTGGCTTGACTTCTGTCGGGCGCTATGCTACATTACCCGTGTTAGTTGGAACCGACCAAGGAGGTATCGAATGGAAATCATCACGGAGGCACGGAGGATCAGCGAGATCATGGGCGTCGTGTCGCTGCCGGTAGCTATCGTCCGGCGCACGGGCAACAGCGTCGCGTTCGAGACGTCCAGCCACATCACTCGGGACAACCCGATCGGCTCGGGCGTCACTCAGCTCATCACCGAGGACGGGACGATCGTGGTCCCTTCCGATGCTCGGGTCCGGGTCACGATCCACGTCGATGACGCCGACGTCACGGTGGAGGACAACCAGTGAGCCGCGTCGTGTTCAGCATGCTCTGCCCGGAGTGCGACGACGAGATCGTCGACATCGAGGTCGAGGCCAGCAGCGGCTCCCGCACGGAGAACTTCTGGGGCGCTCGGGTCCGGGTCGACGAGTCCGAGTGCGAGGTCGATGTTCTGCCGCCCTGCGACACCTGCGGCGAGGTGACGGTCAGCGAGGACGAGGTCATCGACCACTACTGGATGAAGGTGGCTGGCTAGTCCCGCAGCGACGGCTCGGCGATCGTGTGCCCGGCTTCGGTCGGGTTTCGGTCGTCTTTGCTAGCTCGTTTGACTTCTGCCGGGGTCTATGCTACATTACCGTTGTCACTAGGAACCGACCAAGGAGGTATCGCATGAATCTCGAAGTCTCGCCGAAGGAGAAGGCTCGGATCAAGGAGCTGGTCGAGAAGGCTGGCTACCTGTCCGAGGACGGGATCATGGACGTCGCCGACGCGATCGTCCCCGGCTACGGCGAGTGTCTCGTCGAGCAGGACGAGGCCGGTGCCGACCGGCACTACCGGAAGTGGAAGCTGGCGTTCAACCTGACTTGGGATTACGTCGAGTATCTCGAGGCGCGGTCCCGGTTCGAGGCTTTGGCCGACCCGTTGGCCTAGCTGGTCGGTTCCAGCAGCGATCGTGGCCCCGCCCTTGGTGGGGCTTCGGTCGTCTTGGCCTTGACTTTTCAGCAGCGGTAAGCTACAGTTGTTTAGTCAATCCGACCAAGACATAGGCAAGTCCTCTTACTCCACAGTGCCGTCTGGCCCCCACAGGTTGGGCGACCACTAACACAGCCCACGTGAGTCAGGGATGCCCGTTGAAAGAGCCGGGTAGAGAAGGGGCAAAGGTTCGGATCGATCGTAGCTCCGCCCGGTGCGGGGCTTCGGTCGTTTTGGGCTAGTCCCACTCGAGGGGATCTCGGGCGAAGCCGGGATCGTAGCTCTCGACGAAGCCGGGGTCGGCGGTCAGGTTCACCACGTCGAGCTGCGATGGCTCCCAGTCGTAGACGTCTTGGAAGGCCATCGTGTCGCCCCGGATCGCGTCGTCGGTGGCCTGCTGCCAGAGCCACACCTGCATGGCCAGCGTGTCGTAGGCTTCCGCGAAGGCGTAGTCGTCGGCAGCGACGCTCTGGTATTCGCCCCGGACCATTCCCCCGGCGGCGGTTACCTTCACGCGGGTCAGTGCCTGCATCTGCTTGACGTAGCCCGTCGGCTTCTGCTCGGGGAGCAGGTTCCGCTGCTGCCTTATGGAGTCGAAGGTGGCGTCCAGCAGCTCGGTCCGCTTTACCCCGACGGATCTCATCTCGGGCTTAGGGTCGAACACGGTCCCGCTCCGGCTGGTGATGAAGTGCGCGAGATAGACCCTTCCGGGGAACTGCTCGGCCAGCGCTCGAGCCATGCGGTGCTCGGGTTCATGGTCGACGCAGCACATATTCACCTGATACCGGTTCATTAGCTCGGCTACCTTGCCGAAATCGTCCACTTCTCCTAGCCACAGCGATCGTTTGGTAGGCAATCTTCCGTCGGTCGGCAGGGTGTAGGCACTCACGCGGACGTTCAGCGCACGCACAGACGCTACGTCCACACCCATCGTGACTAGGTCGCACTGTCCCACTTCGATCGCTTCGATCGGGATGTCGGCTCGGCTAGCGGCAGCGATCGCTTCGTCGGACAACCTGCCCTCTTCCGGCGCGTAAGGGCGGGCGAGGTCTTTGTTCTGGTGCACGGCTATCTCGTAGGGCGTGGTCTTCTGGTGCGCTTCTATGATCGGCTTGAGGTTTACCCCCGGCACGACGAGTCTCGGGACGAGATACCCCTTCACGTCACGATCGGGATACTCGGCAACCCATTCGCCCTTGGCTGTGTCAAGCGGTTTCTGGCACTTGTGGCACACCAGAGTGGCCGAATCTTCGTCGACATTTTCGGCATAGCTCAGGGTCTGGCGGTGATTACAGGCATCGCAGGGCACCATCCACTGCCGCTGATCGGTCTTCTCGTATAGCGCGGAGATACCGTAGCCGGGGATGCTCGGGACGCCTACCCGACGGATCAGGCCGTTTACAGATCCCGAGATACGGCGCTCAGCGTCGGGGATATTCTCCTGTCGCAGCGTGTCATACTCGTCAAGGCACAGCACGTCGGCGTCTACGGCGTCAAGATCGTCCTTAGATTCGCTACCACGGGCGTAAAGCCAGCCCATTCCCACCTGCTTGAGTCCCTTGTTGTTCACGTAGCCGCTCGGGATCCTTGCCCGCAGGTAGCGGCTGCCCATGATCGCGGCCTTGATGCGGGCGTCGGCAAAGTCATACATCTGCTGCCGCTTAGGGAAGATATACAGCGCGTTCTGGCGGCGTATGTCGGCGTGATAGAGCGCCCATCGCAGGAGATAGGTGCTCACGCCTACCTGTGTCGCCTTCTGGATCACCACTTCCCGGTCCATCGCCCCGGTCATGTCGTATAGCTCTTTCTGGAAGGGGAACCGCTCGAAGTCCAGCTTGCCCGCCTTCGGCTCGGGCACCTGCAGCGACCAGTTCAGGAAGTTTGGCTGTCTCCCGGTGAGTTCCGCGTGCTTTTGTCTCAGCAGTTCGCCAAAGGCTTCACTCGGCAGTCGCCCGCTGTCTACCTGCTCATCGGCCATATCGGTCCAGTGCTTTCCTGATAGCGTTTGTCGGCGGCCTACCGGCAGAAGGCGCGGGCCGTGCCTTAGATTTTCCCACAGAATCTTGCCAGCGATCGCGGATAACCGGCAAATCGCGGCGGGCCTTCCGGTAATAGTCGATCGTGTGGCCCAAAAGGATCAGCAGGAGGGCGAGCACGGGAGCGATCGCGGTCCAAGCAAGGTCATCGGCCTTTACTTTGCTCTTCGGCGGGCGTTCTGTCACGGGAGACACTGCTCCAGCGATCGTGTAGCCGACAATATGGGGCGGAGATGGCCCCTGCGGGCCGTCTCGCAGCGGTTCGGAGCGATCGTGGGTCGGTGGCCCATATCAGCGATCGCGGGGCTTAGGGGGCGTCTGGCGGATGCGCTTCGCAGCTCGAGCGGCGCGGGCCTTGTTGTCCCTTCCGAGATACTCGGCTAAATCTTCGGTGGTGCCGTTTCGCAGCAGCTCGGCAACCTTCCGCATCTGCTCACGGTCAAGCCTACGGTCACTCATGCTCGCCTACCGGCTCGCATCGCCGCCCAAAGGCGGGCAAAGAGTCCCGATCGCGGGCGAGCGGCGGGCCTTAGCACGGAGTTACCCGGCTCGAGCGGCACGGTGTCGAGCAGTTCAGCGTCAATCTTGGCGATCCGCTCGGCAAACTCCTGCTTATCTTCCCTAAGATCCCGAGAGCTGGCGGCAAAGTCGTCATGGACCCGTGCCCAGCGCCGGAAAGTGTCGTCAAGAGAGCGATCGTCAGTCCCGGCTTCGGGGAGCTGCGCCAGCTCCATGAGCATGCGATCGTTGATAGAAGGCGTATGCCCGCGCAGCGTCCGCTTATACAGCGTTGGCTCGCGGCGGGCGACGTTACGCCACCACTCACCATCGCGCTTACCACGGCTTACCAGCCACCACTCGTCAAGCGACGCCTTCAGCTGCTCGAGTTTGGCTTCAAGTCTGGCTTCAGCATCCCTAAGTTCCGGCTCACCCTGCAGCAAAGCCGCATGAAACTCGGCGATAGCGTCCCGCACAGTTGTGGTGAGACAGTCGATACGCACTCGACCTTCTGGGAGATAGGGGTCTGGCTCGATCGGGATACCCCGGAAGTCCTGCCAGTCCAGCGCTTGATAGTCGATAGGATGCAGCAAGATAGCCCGCACGGGATCCCCACAGTGGACGTCGTGAGCGTCGAGAGCGAGCTGCAGACCCTTCAGACGCAGGGCTTCTCCCTTCACAGCGCTTCCTCCTGCCCGCGCTTCCGCCCGTAGTACTCCTTATTCCAAGCGTAGGGCGTCTCCCAAGGGTCGGTGGCGTTCCGGCGGTAGCGGGCGATTGTGCCGGTCAGCAGTCGCTCGGCTCCGCAGGGGCAGCTAGCGAAGGTGTCCCCCAGCTCCGTCGCTTCCACCACCGTCCATTCGTGCGCGTGAAACCGGTCCGGCATTATTTCTCCCCCGGCGCTACACTTCGTCGCACTTTTATGCTACACTGTCGTTGTGAGTTGGACCGCGCAGCCGGGAGAACGGAACCGGAGAACGCCCCCTGCCATTTTTTCTGGCGTCGGTCCCCCCAAAAAGGACGGGACACAAGCATACCGCATCCGTCGGCATTTGTCAAGTCCCCAAGGGGGGGAAAAGAGAACGGGACACTAGCATATCGAAGTCTGGCCGGTTTGTCAAGTCCGGCGATCGCGGCGCTACCATGTCTGGCCGTGGAAGTCAAGCGCTCGTCTCCCGCTCGGGTGGCGGCTCGAGCATCGGCAGCTCTTCGGCTTCGCTCTCGAAGGTGTCCTGCGGCTCGACCCCCATCAGCTCCATCATCGCTTCGGTGATCTCCGGCGTCAGCAGACCCTTGGTGTCCAGCGTGGTCATGATCGCTCCTGCCAGCTGGTCGGCGTCGAGCTTGATCGTCATCTCTCTGGCGCTCTGGGGTAGCAGGCCCGACGACTGCAGCCACTTGCCCTTGTCGATGATGGCCCGGATGCGATTGGTGACGGCGGTGACTCGAGCGCTGCCCTTCTCCCTAGCAGCGACGGCTGCCAGCTCGGAGATGCCAGCGTCGATCTGGTCGACCAGCTCTTCGACGACTTCCAGCGGGTCGTAGGCACTCAGGCGCTTGCCTTCCTGCCGGGTGCGGCGGACGATGTCGGTCACGGTCCGGGGCGTGATGCCGTAGGTCACCGCTAGGTCGTAGTGGCTGATGCCGCGCAGGTGCGCTCGGTAGATCTCCATGTCTCGCTCCCGCTGCTCGAAGCGATCGCCGCCCTTGGTCCCCGGCTTGGACTGCTCGGCGCGGATCTCATCCACCACCTGCTCGGTGTCCAGCCGTCGTTGCTCTCGGGTCCGGCGCTTTCCCTTTGGGGGCATCTCGGTCATCGCTGTAAGTCTGACACGGCTTCCGGCTGCCCCGGCGATTCACTTTCATCGCGCAGTGCCCAGTATTCCCCCCGTGCTATTCGTCCTGCCGTGCGCGGGGACACATCGAATATCTCGGCGATCTGCCGGTGGCTGGCCCCGAGCTTTGCCAGTCGGTATGCGCGTTTGGCGACGGTCGGGTGCAGTCGGCTTTGCCCCGAGCGGTAGCGCACTTCCGACATGGTGGCCGGTGAGTGGTGGCTGGGCCGGACGCATAGCCTTGTGCCGCAATCGTTGGAGAGCACCTTGCCTTCCGGTATCCCCCCGTGCTCCCTTGTCCAGTAGTAGCGTGCGGCGGTGGTGCAGCTCTTCGTGGTTCGGATGATGGGCATGTGATTCCTGTCGGTCTGGCCCTGCCAGATCCAGCAGCCGCAGGCGTGGGCGTGCTCTCCGTCCTGCTCTATGTTGGCTTCTCGGTATCGGCTCATGTCGTTGCCCCTATGGTAACCTGCCCTCTCCCGGCGGCTAGCGGTTCCTCCTCCTTGGGTGTCGCTGGGTTGGTAGCGAGCGCGTCGCCTTCTCCCCGGCGGCGCGTTCGTCGTCTTGGGCTGGGTGTAGGGTTGGCGTTCAGGTCAGCCGTAGCGTGGCGGCTGGTCGGGTCGGAGTCGCATCCATTCTCCGGCCTCCTTTCGGTGGGTGACCGGGTGAAGCCAATCCCTTTGCCCGGTTGCCTGCTGTCTCGGTTCAGCAGATTGCTGGCGCTTGAATCTGTCGCTCGGTTATGCTACGGTCTGGCTTCGCAACCGACCAAGGAGGCTTCATGGAAACCAATCATCTCGTCGTCCGCTTTGTCCACTTCCAGCGCAACGGCATCGGCGGCGCTCCCTTCCACACGGTGTCGCTCGAGGGCACGCTGGACGGCGAGGAGCGGCGGTTCATCGCGACCGTGTTCTCGGCGGACGAGGACGAGTCGTTCACCGGCTACTGCGGCGTTGTCGAGATCGACGACAACGGTCCCGTCTCGTCGGCGTGGCGCGGCGACCAGTTCGAGCGCGGCCTTCGGGACGTCATCGAGCAGGGGTCCGGTGCCCTGCGCTACGACGGTGGCGGCTGGGTTGCCGTCTAGTCTCCGGTAGGTTTCCCGGCTCGAGGCCCGTCCCTGTGGCGGGCTTCGTTTTTTTTCCGGTTGGTTTCGCGCTCGAGGGCGCTGGCGGCTAGGGCTATGTGGTGGGCTGCGGTCAGCAGTTCGGCGGCTTCTCTCTCCCCGGCTCGGGCGTCGGTGAGTCGGGCGTGGTGGATCGCGGTCAGCGCATCGGCTAGGCGCTCGAGGGCGGCGGCGGCGTTGTCTCTGGCGAGGTAGGTCAGGCCGTGCCGTGCTCGGTCCTGTCGCTCTTTGTGGTAGGCCGCGATCAGGATCCCTGCGGTGATTCCGGGCAGGTCGGCCAGCAGGTTTTGGAGCTTGGCTAGACTTTCGCCGCTGCTCAGGGCTGCCGGGTTGTGGCGGACTCCGCAGGCGCGGCAGAACTCTGGGCGGCGGTCGTTGAGGCGCGGCCTGTCACACCTGCAATACGTAGCGCCTTCCGTCGGGCAGCAGGAGGCGTCCCGGCAGGTAGATGATCGGCGCGACCGTGAAGTCGTTGTCGCTCCAAGTTTTCACCAGCATGGCCCCTTGTTGCCAATCTGGAGCGTTGGCGTAGCCTAGGCCGTCGTCGATCTCGCAGGCGCAACCCGTCTCCCCGGCGAGGCGCGTCTCGGTTCCGTCGTCGGCGTGGTGCGAGGTGCGATACAGCAAACTGAGGCGATGGCTGTGCCCCTGTAGCGTGCTCCCGGTCAGCTCGGTCAGGATTTTGCCGCCCGGATTCTTGGTGGTCGAGTATCCATGCAGCGCGGTCAGGTGCTTGCCGATGCGGGTTCGTGCCCGCTCCCAGTCCTGCTCGACCAGCTCGACATGCAGCTCGTCGAGGCGCAGCAGCTTCCGCAGGCTCAGCGCGGGCACGTCGTCGTTGGCGGGCGTGATGTCGTAGAGACCCTTCAGGTTGTCGACCAGCGCGTAGTACAATCTGGCGTCGTGGTTTCCGAACTTGAGTCGGATCTCGGCGTCCGGGCAGGCTCGGCGGTAGTCGGCCAAGATCCCGAAGCCCACTTGGAGGCATTCGTTTACGGTGTTCACGAAGGGGTTCGGGCCGTTCGGTCCCGTAGCGGGCATCGTCCGGTGCCGGGAGATGTCGGCGAAGTCCAGCAGGTCGCCGTTTACTTCGATCAGGTCCGGTTGGTCGTCGGCGAGCCACTCGACGAAGAGCGCGTGGAAGCCCTTGTCGTTGTGGGGCGCGTGGTGGTCGGAGATCACGACCGAGGTGCTCGGCTCCTCCTTGGCCCGCTTTCGGGGCTTCGGTTTCGGTAGCGGTTGCCAGCCTTTCAGCTCGGGCAGCTTGAGTCCGCCGAGCTTTGGCTTCACGGTCACCTCGAGCCGGATCTGCTCGTTTGGGGCGTCCGGGTTTCCCCACGTGCCTTCCCTTGCCTTGACCGACATGACCTGCCACTCGGCGGGGTCGAGGCCGACTCGCCGCAGCAGCTTCTCGGGGCTAAGCTGGGATCCCTTCGGCACGTCGAGGCTCACCACTTCGGGGTCGGTGTTCGGGTTCGGCGCAGCGCCTTTCCCGGTCCGGAGTCCCATCTTGCGGGCGCGGTAGGACAGGGCGGAGCCAGACATGCCGATCTCGCGGGCGACTTGCTCCACTCCCTTTTCGTGAAGCATTCGCTGCAGCGTGTCTGGGTCGGGCAGGATGTACTTTGGCTTCCCGGCCATCGTCAGAAGCCTATTCCCCTGCACCGGACGACAAAACAGGTAGCGGCTCGGTTTGGTAGTCTCGGCTCCCGCTAACCCAAGGAGGTTGACATGAGCAGTTCCGGTTTCCCCGACCCTTCCCAGTCCCCCGTCCGGCTCGACCCGGTGCTGCAGCGGATGCGGGACGTTTCGATCTCGGCGGGTATTGCCGTGAGCCACGCGGCTCGGGCGCTAGACTATGCAGAGATGGCGCAGGGGGCGAATCGTGATCAGGGCGGCAAGGGTTCCAAGCGGAGACGCAAGGCGCTAACCGATGTCGAGAAGCGTCTGGAGGTCGCGCTCGAGGAGCTTCGGCGCATCCGGCGCGAGCTAGACTCGACGCTTCGGTAGCGCGGAGAGCCAGCCGCGCTCTTCGGCGGCGACGGCGGCGGTTTCGACCCGGCGCAGTCTCCAGCCTAGGTCGGCGGCAATCGCAACCGTATGGCTAGGTTTCCCGTCGTGCGAGAGCAGCACGCTCGAGGCCATGACCCGGCGGATGTCCGGCTCGTCTTCCGAGTCTCGGATCGCTTCTAGCTTCTCCCGGTTAGGCGTCTTCGACATCGATTGCGGCCTGTCGGATGCGCTCAGCCTGCTCTTCCGGCTCGTCGGTCCCCAGCAGCCGTAGCAGCTCGGTTGCCTGCTCGGGCGTAGCGACGATGGCGATGTCGCGGCCCGGTGGCGGAGGCTCGGGCGGCTCCTTGTCGGGTGTCGTGTCCGGCGTCGGCGGCTCGAGGAAGTCTCCGAGGTCGAGCAGGTCTTTCAGCTCGGAGGCTTCCATGCTCAGGCGTTCCTGTATTTCCTTCCGGTCGATCCGCTCGGCGAGGTCGGCCAGCAGGTGCGCCAGCTTGATCGGGACGAACTGTCCGCGCAGGCGGTTCATCGTGATCATGCGAATGTCGGCGTCGGCTTCGGTCGAGTCTTCGACGATGCACGGGACGGTTTCGGCTCCCAGCTCGCCCAGCACCCTCCAGCGGTGCTCCCCGTCGATGATGCGGTAGCGGATGCCGCCCTCCGGCGTGAGCTTCGGGTCGTTGTCGTAGTGCTGGCAGGTGCAGACGTAGCGGTCCTTCGGGTCGGCCTTGGTCATCGGGCAGTCGGCGACGTGCATCTTGACTTCCCCGGCAATCCGCTCGAGCGGTCGGACGAGGACCGGCTGCACGAAGCCCCGTGTCTCGATGTCGTCGCGCAGCGCGTTGAGCGTGCGGGGATCCATAGCGTTCGGGTTCTCCGGGTTCGGCTCGATTTCTGAGTGCGGGATGTCGAGGATCTCGAGGTCGCTCATCGCTTGACTCCCATCAGCAGCAGTTCGTCTCCGTCCGGGTCGTGGTCGACCTTCAGGGCGCTGAGGTGCTTGTGGTCGAGGGACTTCCAGCTCGGCTCCCGGCCAGCTTCGGTCATCATTTCCGAGATTTCTTCCGGGTCGGCACCCTTGCCCATGCTGATGACGACCAACGGGACGTTCTCGGCGGCTTCGAAGGCTTGCTTGAGCAGCCTCCAGCCGTCGGCGGCGGACCAGTCGCTCGGGTCGGTCGGCATGCTCGGGTCGAGGAGGTGATTCACTCCGGCGTAGA